TTGTGCATTGGTATAATTTTTCCTTTGTTTATATATTTTGCCGTGTATGCAGCTGAAGCTTCTGTTAGTTCTCCTATGTGAACCTCTCCTTTGTCCCATGCTTTGTGTATAAGTTCTATATTTGCATTAAATAGGATAATGTGATAATGAGGTCTGAAGGTTTTACTTCCGTATTCTCCAGCTAAATAATACTTTAGGGGTTCGTGATTTTTTCCATGAAGTTTACGAAGCCTTTTAAAATAGAGTTGAACGTCTCGTTTATCGAGTGTAAGGAAACCCCTGCTTGATATAGGTACGAATCGGGTATCGTAAGTAAGAGTAATGAAATGAGAAGATATAGCATTTTTTGCGTGAGTTTTTAAACGAAATGTCCAGACGCTTGTGCGTCTGGACAAACACGCTGGACACTTTCCACAAGGTACCGGAACTTGCCGGTCGTTACTGTAAATAGGGTAGCGTGGGTTGTTAACATGAAACGGTGTATCACATGCCATTTTAGAAATTAGGCGTGCCGTACTTCGGCATCTTTCTAATAGCCTTGATGTTGTTAAATATATGTCCGTAAATGTTGTCTACTGATGGATCTTCTACTGCAAAAATGCGAGTTGATGGGTCACATGAAATAAATGATCCATTAAGATTAGGTTTCGCTGTAAATTTTCTACCTAAATGCCAATAGTCTAAAGAAGTTTTCATTTCTCCAGCTACTCTAGAATTAAGAAATTTGTACTCAGCATATCTAGGTACATATCCAAATGTGTCTCCTACATCATTACCATCTGCATATAACTCGATATTTTTAACTTCTTGTTCTCCAATATTTGCAAAGGTTGGCCAGAAATAATCTAGTCTATTAAGTTTATGAAGTGATCTATGAAGTCCTTGTTGATATGCTGTTTCTGGTGTTACTGAAATAAGTCCTATAATCCAACCATGCTCTTCTACGTTATATCTAAACTCGTTTCCTCCAGACACTGAAATACCGTGTCCTGCCATGTTACCTACCGGTAGTGTTGTCTCTGCTGTTGAAAGTACTTCGCTAATAACCATTTTTCCTTTTGAACCGCCCAGGTATTCTGGTCTTTGAAGTCTAGCATCTGATGATTTAACACCGAAGTGAGCAAGAATGCTTTCTATATATCGGGTTCCACCTCTAGCGTTTCTTTCTAACCACTCTTGAAGTCTAAATGCTCTACGTAGTGAATTAATATCTGCCGCTTCTGCAGTACCTACTAACTGACTTGAGTTATCAATGTTATAACGTGTTCCTGTTGTTGAACCTTGTCTTGGTTGTCCTCCTGAATCTGAATGACCTAAGCTATCTTGATTTGTAAATGCAGTTCCATCTAGTTGCCTAAATACTGTACCTCCTACATCTGAACGATATGTAATATCTACTTCTCCAATTGGAATTGTTACAGCGTCTCCTTTTTGTGCCCAGGGTAAACAGGAGGTAAAGTAGTCATGTTGCCAAGCTCTTTGTTTAACTGAACCAGCTGCAATATTTCTGAATGCATCATTAGACCCATCTGTTAGAGTATCAAGCACCTCTGCTTGCAAGTTTTGGTCTCTATAATACTCATTATAAATTTTATTATATGCAGCAATAGGAAATGGTGAACCGATTTGTGCATCTGGATCAGGAAATGATTTTCCATTAAATGTCAATTGGGTAGGATAACCTAAATAATCTGCTAGTGATTTAATTGGAAAACCTAATCCTACAGTATTATCAAATAGTTGAATTCTTGGAGGTTGTACGTCTAAGTTCCCTGTAATCCATTGTTCCCAATTTGGCCATAGAATTCTGTTTGGTACAAAGAAATAGTGAGTAGTAACGTTTACTTTGTGCATTACCGGTGCAATAAGTGGTGCAAATCTAAGCATAGTTTCTGTGCCTATTTTTACTTTGTCACCTGGAACACATTCCATTACACATGTTGGGTATAATCCACCCATTTTAAACGACATTTTCACATCGTGTGAAAGGTCGAATACATTGCTACCGACTTTCGGTAGCTGAATCGAGTTAAATAAGTTTGCTTTTGCCATTATAGTCTGATGCCTCCTCTTTGTACTAGATAAGTGTTGTTTCTTCTGCGGCCGTAGCCTCTTTTTCTGCGGGATCTTCCGCCTCTTCTGTAACGCATTTGTTTTGTTTGTTTAAGTTGTTAATATGAATTTGAGTAATTTGTAATAGTGAACATACTGAATCTAATCTACTAAGTGCAACTGCGTGATTACTTTCATTTTCTAGTACTAAGGTACTAATTTCATCAATTAATTTAGAAATGTCTTTACGCATTTCTCTAACTGTTTTTTCAAAATAACTATTTTCTGATTTCATTTTTTTAAATATCCTAATCCTTTCATAATTGCCATAGTACCATGTTTAAATTCATATGGTACAAATTTGTTAAAACCTTCCCAGAATTTAGGTTTTGATGCATTTTCTAAAATAGAATTTACTGCAGTTGCTGCTACTCTTACATATATAGGGTCATTTTTACTAACTCCTATACCTAAAAGAGCTGCTTCTAATTTTTTTAAGGTTTCATCAGCTTTTAAATTTTTTAAGGTTTGTTGAATATTATTTCTTTCTGCATTTGAATTAGCAACTTGTGACTCCCTTAATAATATATCTTGTGCAATTAGTTGCAAGGATTTTCCTTGCATAAGTTCAGCTCTTATATTACTTGCATTAGTAAACTCTATATTTGCTCTAGTTGCTTGATTTGCTAGTTGAGCTCCTTCTACTGAATATTGAAAGTTAGTTGCTGCTAAATCGTTAGCTATTCCTTGACCTTTTGTTCTTGAAGTTTCTCCTAATGCTTGTGCCGCTTTAAGAATTGCTTCTTGTTGCATTGTTGTATTAGCTGCTAATAGGTTATCATATTGAGCTTGTTTTATTTTGGTATCAAAATACCCTTGTACCGGGTTTGATATTTGACTAAAGTCTGGTGCTCTAAATTGTCCTCCTTGTACATCTGGTGTTTGAATACTTCCTGCAGCTTGTGTGGCTCCGCCACTTTGATATACCATATTTGGATTGAGTCCTGCGGCTTGTAACCTTTCCATTTGTTTTTGAGGAGAGTTATACTCGTTTTGCATATCCCAGAATTTGATATTATCTGCTCTGGTTTTTTCATACATTTCTCTACTGAATGCATTTGCTTTTCTGTTTTGTTGAAGTTGTCCTCCAACTTGTGCTGCGCCTGATAAGGCGCTAATGCCTGTGCCTAGTTTGGCCGCTATGGCTGCGCCTTTGGCGACTTTTGCAGCTGTCGCTGCTTTTGCTATGATTGGTATCATTGGTGCTATCCAAGCCATTGTTTTTTTGTTTTTTGTTTAATTTTCCACCTGCACTTGCACTCTCGCAGGCTTTCGTTTGTGTTTGGTGTCAATTAGCACTAATATATCAAGGATTATTAGTGTTTGGCCTCCTCTTCGAAGGCCTTTATCCACTGGCGTTTTGTTTTGTTGCCATAGGGCCATTTTTCGGGCAGTTTGACCGTAGTACGGTCAAACTGCACGTTGTTTGTTTTATACATTTGGGGGGGTTGTTTCGTCTGTTGCCGTTTGTCCATCGCTCGTTTGCGGCTTAGCTCCTCCTTCGTCGGCAGCTTGTTGCTCCGCTAGGGAGTGTCTTGCTGTTGAGATTTGTTCTCTAATAAATCGGGCATATTCTATGCGCTCGATAGGGTCCATTCTGCTGACGTCAGCGAATTCTTCATCCTCTCCGTAATATACGGGTGTAAATGTTGCAACTGATTGTCCTCTAGTATAGCGTTCTACTAGTTCTTGTAATGACAAAGTCATGTCTGGAACCGTCTGACTTGGTTCCATTGATGATTTTTCCTCCTGTTCTGATTGTTTTTCTATATAGCTAAATGCTGACCTAAATTTTATCTCTGCCTTTTGCTGCAAGTTCTTGGTGACTTGTAATTCTGTAGGCTCTTCCTGAATCTTTTTGTTCTTGGTATCCATCTAATGTTTGGTGTTTAGTATAATATTCTAACTCTTTTTGATCTTCTATCTGTTTAAACTTTTCTGCTAGTTTGTCTGCTTGTGTTCTTCTTTCTTGTTCTGTCCAGATTTTTTCTCTAAAGTACCTGGGCATACTTATTTTCTTTCCGTCTTCCAATGTTATGAAATTTCTTTCAATATCGGTTCTGTGATACCTGATTATTTTTTCACTGAGGTAATTAAGTCCTAGCTTTTTTGACATTAAACTAAATTCTGGCAGTCTATCATCATTTTTGTGCATTGGTATAATTTTTCCTTTGTTTATATATTTTGCCGTGTATGCAG